GTGATCGTGACGGGGGACGCGATGCCGTCCGTCAGGGCGATACCGGAAAGGTCCTGAGAGACAACGTCCATGCCGCCCACGGACACCGGGCCTTCGTCGAATCGAGCGAAGGGCATCTGAACCTTGAACTGAGAGTTGTCCGGCCCATCCCAAAGAACCGTGATGTCAGCGACAGCGCCACTCGCGATAGCGGCCGCAACGCGGTTGATCTGAGTCGTACCGCCGAACTCGCCCTTAATCGACCACTCATACTTGCGAAGCTCGGACTCCAGCGGCTCACTCTTCTTACCGGTGTTCCGGATGAAGTAGCGGTCATCCTTCAGGCCGTTACTGGCCTTCAGAGAGAAGTCACTGATCTGGAAGGCAGAACCCCCGACAGTGACCGTGCCACCAGCGAAGCTGAAGAGCTTCGTATTCGCGACATAAGTCGGCGTGGCCGCCGCATAGGCACCCGTGCCGGCACCGATCGTCTCCTTAGCGAAGTCCGTAGTCACGGACAGCTTCAGAAGCTCGTCAACGGCGTTCGTAAGCTCCCATTCCTTGACCTTGCCACCCTCGTACGTGAACGGGGTCAGGGTCCCGGTGTTGTCCACCCGGCCCACCTGAGCCGTAAAGCTCTTGCCGTTCAGGTCGCCGAGAGTTGCCGTGTACGTGGTGAAGCCACCAGCGGGGGTACCGGCGCTGACTCCGCCCAACATGTGCTTAAGCCAGAAGTCGAAGCCCGAGGACTGAACTTCCATCTTTACGTCGCCCTCGGCGCCCTTCGGGTTGACCGCGAAGCGGTCGCTTCGAAGCACCCGAGTACCCGGACGAATACCCTCGGAATCAATCCGCTCGTACTTGCCCTCGATACCCTCATCGGTGAATTCGAAGAACTTCGTCGGAAGAATCGCGGTGCCGTAGGCGACTTCGTCGATGACACCGATGTACTGATCAAAAATCGTGGCCATTACTTAGCCGTCTCCTTCTTCGCCTTAACTTCCTGCCACCCCTGGCGAAGAAGCGCCGACGCTATCTCGTCGTCGGCGACCTCGACAGGCTGACCCTGTTCGGCAGTAATGCCGAGGGATGGAACATCTACGGCCCCGTACGGGCCGTCATACACAAGGGTCTTCAATTCAGAGTCTCGCCTTCACACGAACAATCGCTTCGAACTGGCCTTCATAGACCTGATCCGAGGGGAAGCTAGACAGCTTCTTAGGGACGAAGTCCGTAGTGACAACGGACTGAATACCGAGATTGGGTGTCGCCTTCATGCCGTCCTCGATACCGGCGGCCATGGCCTGAAGCTCGTTCTCGACCTCTTCGGCCGTGGCCCCGGAAATCTGCGCGTTCACAATCACGCTGACCTCGAAGGTCTCTTCACGGCTTCGGTTCGTCACCCATTGCGAATCGGGCCACATGACTTCACCGACGAACACCCAACGGCGCTCGGGGTTCCTGGTCGGGTAGCCCCAGGTGACTTGATAACCCGCAAGGGCCGGAAGAGCCTTGATCATGTCCCGTAGGGCGGCCTTAGCGGCGAACGCATTCGTACTCACCGCGACACCCCCAACACGTCATAGAAAATGCGGTACGTGTACCGCTTCAGAACCGCGTCGACATCGGGAAGGCCCGTCTCGTACCCGTTCCGTCCGGCCGTGGCCAGAGTGAAGTTCCCGCCCTCGGACGCGACGAAGGCCGTAGCGCGGTCCGGGATGCCGGACCGTTCGGCAGTCAGGAGAGAGCGAAGCCGCAGAAGACCGGCCCGCTTCACGTCCTCGGGGACCTGGGGGAAGCCGTAGACGAACGTGACCGTGTACCGGTCGCCGTCTGTCAGGACGTACGGGGCCCGAACGGAGCCCGCAGAGTCGACGGCCCACCCCGCGATGTCGACGGGCCCAGAGGGGCCTTCAACGGCCGCCAGGGCGGCCACATCGAAGTAGCCCAGGAACAGGCTCGACGTGTCGTCGGCCTCGACCTCGACGCGTGCCGTACGCGGCACGAAGGATCGCCCCGTGATCCGCTCGAACTCGTCTTCAACTACCTCGCGGTAGTGGCGTAGTTCGGCTGTAGGGAACCGCGTAGCGTCCGTTAGGTCCATGTCGGACCCGCGCGCTTCGGGCAGGGTGAACAGGAACCCCCCGACAACCTCGAAGCGGTCCTGATCCGCGGCCGTTGTGCCGGCCACCCAGGACACCGTGTAAACGCCCTCCGGCTGTACCGGAAGACTGGCCGTCCACGTCGTCCCCGAGCTGGTCGCACTGCCCGTGTAAACGGTCGCCCCCAGGGCATCCCGCACGGTCACCAAAACAGAAGGGACGACCATAGGTGTCTCGTCGTCTAGGAAGACGTGCGACAGAGTGACGGCCCTACCGCTCAGAAACCGCACAGTGCCCCCTTACGCGGTCTTGCGGGGCCTACCGGGGCCCCGCTTCTCAGGGGCCGCAGAAGCGGCCGTCTCGCGCGATTCAGCGGCGTTGCCGGCCACGATCTCAGCGCGCTTGTCATTCAGAAGCGACACGGCCAGTCCCGAAGGAAGCTCGACCACATCGCCAACATTCGGGAACGGCTCTCCATCGAGAAGACCGGACCCGCTTTCAAGAATTCGAACCTTCATGACACCCCTTCAAGACAGGACCGGCCCGGCCCCCGAAGGGGCCGAGCCGAGGACCATTACGCGGTAACGGTCAGAGCCTTGACGGAAGCGGTGTCGAAGAGGTCACCGGAGCCACGCCACGTCACCTTAAAGGCGACCACGTCACGGTCATAGCCGTACTCGTCGGAGCGCACGACCCGCAGGTTCTTAACCTGTCGAATCAGGTACTTCGAGGGGTCGCCGTAGACGAGAACCTTCGCACCGGCACCGGAGGTGACGATGTTCGGGTCAGTCAGAATCGGAGTACCGAGAATGGTGTCCGGGGCGCCCGCCTGAAGCGAAGGCTGCCAAATGTAGTTACCGGTCGTGTCCTTCAGCTTCCGAAGGCCCTGAACCGCAGAGTCCGAGGTCATGAAGACCGCGTTCTTCCGGTACGGGCGAAGAATCGAGTGCTGAAGGTCGATCAGGTTGTCAGTGGAGACACCCGCAAGGTTCGCGGCGTTGACGGCACCCGTAGAACGGGTGATCCAGCCCCACGGCTTACCGGTGCCGTTACCGACCAGAAGGTCAGCCATGACCTTATCGGCGACAGCCTCGCCCGCGTCCTGGGCGAGAATGCCGAGGATGTCAAGCTGAGAGTCATCGACAATCTCGTTCGTGGCCTCGACAATGACGCCGTACTTATAGGCGCCAATGTTCGTCTTGGTCCACGACTCGTCAGACTTGCCGTACGCGACGTTCTCGGAAACCTGCGCAGCAGTCGGGCGACCGTTCTTGACCGGCCACTCCATCGTTTCGCCGGAACCCGTGGTGAGAACCCGAGCCTTCGAGAAGAAGTCGGACCGAACACGCATAGCCTCAATGACCTGAGCCACAAAGGTATTCGAGAAGGTGTTACCGGCGTTCGCGGCCGTGCCGCTGGTCGCCGTACGAAGGTCGAAGTCGACGCCCGCAACCTCACCGCGCGCGAGAGAGCGAAGCTCTGAAGCCTCGTCACGCTCACCGGAACGGCCCTCGGGGGCACCGGGCAGGACCAGGCCGCCCGCGCGCTGGGCAATGGTGCGAACCTCCGCCTCACGCTCGCCACGCTCGACCGCGTCTCGGGCCTCGGCCTCAAGCCGGACCACGTCACGGTCAATGCGCTCGACACGCTCGCGCTTCTCAGCGTCGGACAGGGTCGAGTCAGACTCGACGGAACGAAGCTCGGTAACCAGCTTCATGCGCTCTTCGAGCGCGGCATTCGCCAGTGCAGCGAAATCCATAGTTATTCCCAATACTAGTTTCGGAGCCAAAAAAAGGCGACCTAGAGCCGCATTGCACGAATCGAGAGCGCGAGTGCTTCGCCGTCTCTGTCGTACAGATCGAGGGGAACGGCCCGCGCTTCGCTTAGCGTCGGAGTCTCGTCACCTCGAATAGCGGCCCGGATCGCTTCCGGCGAATCCAGCCGCGCTACTGCAATCCCGCGCATCTCAGCAAGAGAAGCGAGGGCACGGGAACCGACTCCGGAAGTGGAATCGGTGTACGCCGGATAAGTCACCGGCGAGACATCGAAGAGAGCGACCTTCTGAAGAGTGCGAAGCGGAAAACCGTCTTCGTCCTCGGCCCAGGTATCGCCCTCGGGGCCGCTTACCTTGAAGCCAAAAGACGACTGTGAAACGTCGCCACGCTCCATAGCGGTTGCCAGATCACGCGCATAAGTCGTGTCAGGCATATCGACTTCATAGTGAAGGCCCTCGGAATCCTCGGAAAGGCGAAGCGTGCCGCTTCGGTTCCGACCGAGGATCATGTTCGGGTCGTGATTGAAGAGAGCCCGAATGTCGTCACGGCCGATACTGTCGGAAGTGGCACCCATGGCCACCCGCTCACGAAAGCCGCCGAGGTTCGAGGAACGGGCATCCCACTTCAGCGCGTAGCCGTAGAAGTTGAACTTCCCGCCCTCGGACCGAATCTCGAACTCTGTAGGGACCGCCCTACGCTCCATTTGCATCCTTGTTCCCCTGATCCGTTACGTTCGGGTCCTGCTGTGCGTTCGGGTCCGCGTTCGGATCAACCGGGGGATTCGGCGGGGCCAGGGGGTCAGTGCCGGCCGGAGGCTTCGTTTCCTTCGGGGCCTTATCCTCTTCGCCCACAACACCCAGATTCAGCGGCCTGTAATACCGCTGACCGAGCTTCTTAGGCAGGGGGCCGAGGTCTTCCATAGCCCGAATCTCATCGGCGTTCAGGAAGCCGTTAGAGAGTGCCGTCTGATAGGACTCGTAACGGTCCTTCGTCTTCGCTCGAAGTCGAGCGTCGACGTTAAACCGGATGTACTGAAGGCCAGGGAGAAGGAAGGTCGATACCGATTGCTCGATACGCACAATCCACGGCATTAGCGTTTGGTCTACGAAGAACTTGTTCTGTTCCTCGATACCGGTTCCCCAGGTCGAGCTAACCGAGGAGTCGACCAGATACGCGGGCACGCGATACAGAAGGGCAATCTCGGCCTTCTGGAATCGCCGAGTCTCCAAGAACTGAGCCTGTTCAGGGCTAAGCGTGATCGGCTTGAAGGTCGCACCACCAGTCAGCACACCGACCGAATGGGAGTTCTTCACACCCGCATGCGTCTTCCGGAACATGTCCCGGAGAAGCTTCGCTTCGTCCGGCCGAGGGGCCCCAGGATGCTCGATGACGCCGGCCATCGTCGTTCCCTGCTCGAAGAACCTCGAACCGAATTCCTCGGCCGTAAGCCCGAGGCCGATAGCCTCTCTGGCCGTGTCGACAGGCGACAGGCCGCGACTCACACCCGGAACCGTGAAGGCCGGAATGTGCAAGATTTGCGACCGGTCGAAGACGCCCTGAATGTTGCCGTGGTCGTCTGAAACCTCGTACCGGTTATCCCCGAACGGGCCGTCAAGAATGTGGACGTTCCCAGGGTGAAGGCAGTACAGGTTTTGCACTTCGCCACGGTCATTCCGACCAGTGAAGATGAACGCGTTACCGTCAGACAGCAGGCTGATAACTACCCGGAACCAAAACTCGTAAGAGGTCTGGTACATGTTGGGTTGCTTCACCCACTGTGGCGACCGGGCGAAGATTTCCTTCCGGCCGCTAATCGTCGTGTAGTGGTCCACCGGAAGCGACGCGACCGCGTCACCAATGAGGGACTGACAGGCGTATACCGCGACCATCTGAAGACTCGACCGGCGAGAAACCTTCCGGCCTGAAGCCGTCCGGGTACCGAACGACTCGACGTCACGTTCCCAATCGGAAGCCAGGCCCCCGAGGGCCGCGCGTATCTCTCCGATGCGTGTAAACAGGCTCACTGCCGCTTACCCCCGTCCGTGGCGTAACCGATAAGCCCGAGGCACACGGCCACCGCGAAGTGCCCAAGAGGGCGCGCAACGTCGTAGGCACCAACGGCAATGAAGCCGAGACTGCCAACCTGAAAGACGTTCGGGACAAAGGAAGACGCGACGTTACGGAGGGAGCGGCCCACGTTGGGCCGATCCATGAATCTCCTAATCGTCGTCAGGGAAGAAGTACGCTTCCCGTTCCTCCTGCCGAGTGGCAGGAGTAAGAAGAGCCTCTAGTTCAGAGTCCGAATACTCTTCGTTGAAGTTGAAGAAGGTCACATGCGCTTCTTCGTCTGCCGGGAGGGCAGTCAGGAAGAACGCGTTAGCGAGAGCGGCAATGCCGTCGATCTTCTCGCCCGACTTCGCCTTAGAAGGCTTCACCAAACCGTCTCCGGTCACGTCAAGCTCGACGTTATCCGCCATCCAACGAAGCACCGGATGCCCGCCATGGTGCAATTCCCTGCCCGCTAGAGCGGACTCAATAGCCTTCGAGGGATCATTCAGCCTGGCCGCACTCTGCGGCACCTTCACGGCCGTAAGGCCCTGCTCTTCAAGCTCGTTCACAAGCTGTGTGGCATTCCACGGGTCATAGCCGAAGAAGCGAATACGGAAGTCTTCAGCGTCCTTCGCAATGTGCCGGAAGATGGCCTTGAAGTCCGTAGTCGGACCCTCGGTCACCGTGAGGAAACCCTCACGCTCCCAAACCTCGAAGTGGCTCTTCATGTTCGACCGCTTCTCGACCGCCGGCCGAGGTACCCAGAAATGCGGGAGCACCGTCCAGCCTTCGCCGTCCGGGTCCGTAGGGGTGCCAGAGAAGAGGAGAAGCCACGCGTTGAAGTCGCCCGTTGCGGCCAGGTCGATACCGCCGACGCAGGTACGTCCCTTCAGCCGGTCCCGGTCGACCTTCAGGGAACCGTTCTCGTCCCATAGGTGCATGTCGAGCCATCGGTTCGCCTGAGACACCCACTGATTCAGGCGGAAGACTCGGAAGCTGTTCTGAGCCGTAGGCTTCTCGGCCGCTTCCATGGCCTCGGCCCGCAGGTTGTTGATGTTCAGGAAGGACCCGAGAGCGGGATTAGCGAGATACCAGCCCGTTCCCCGAGGATGCTCGGCCGAGGGCGGTTTGCCTTCGTCCTTCCAATCCCAATCGTCGGGAACGTTGCGCGCGAACACGAAGCGCGCGGGATCTAGGTTCTGATCCTCGCGAACACGAAGAGAGTGTTCGTGCTCTTCAAGGGCGAAGGCCGCGGTTCGATATGCGGCCGTTGTCGCCGCAATCATGATTGGTTGTCGACGGGTACCGAAGCCCTGTCTCATGGAGTCCCAGAGATGCCGGTCCTTCTGCGTCAGTACCTCATCGAACAGAACCATTGAAGGGTTCGTGCCGAGGGCACCCGCAGCGTCACCGGGCAAGACCTGATAGAAGCTGTTCGTCTTCCGGTCGATAATCCGCTTCTTCGAGTCGATGATTTCGAGTCGATTGTTCAGAATCGGATTCAGCTCGACCATGCGCTTCGCGGTGTTGTACACCAAACCGGCCTGGTCGCGGTCGACCGCCACCGAATAGACTTCAGCGGACTCTTCGTTATCGCCCACCAGGCCGAGAAGCGCGAAGGCCGAGAGAAGTTCGCTCTTCCCGTTCTTGCGTGCCATCTCTAGCCACGCAATGCGGTACTGCCGAACGTATTCCTCGTACTGGTCATCCCACATCATCGTTCCGAAGAGCGGCCGAACAATCTCGTTCTTCTGCCACTCGTCGAGAATGAAGGGGGCGCCCGCATGGCGCCCCTTCGTATGGACAATCAGTTTCTCAACGAAGTTGATAGCGTGCGTTGCACGCTTTTCGTCGTACTGAAAGAAGCCTTCGCGAGGATCGATCGGACCGAAGGGAGAGCGGATAATGTCGCTCACGCTTGCCCCCTCGTTTCCCGGTCTTTGCATCGGAGATAGACCGGTTATCGAACGGGATCACTCACACGCGATTGCCCTTCGAGGAATTGCAGCCCAGATGTGCGGCCTGGCAATTGCTCTCGACGTGCCCCGGAGTACCGGGGCCATGGGACAGGGGAACTATGTGGTCGAGTGACTTACTGAGTGGCTTCGGGAACCGAATCACCCGGTCGATAGGTTCGCCGCAAAGCTGACACACCCAACCGTCACGGTTGAAGACCTTCGCTCGACTCACCTTCGAGTAAGGAACATCCCACTGTTCACAGCGAAGCTTTATCGCGTACTCGCGACGAGACAGCCACCCCGCCGGCCTACGCCTACGGCGCTTCTTCACGGTCACAGGGCGCCCCTTACGGACCGCTCATAGCCAAGCCTGGCGTACTTCCGTTCGCCCGGATGAAAGGCCCTCTCGGCCTCCCAGGGAATGACGCCCTGGCCGTCGACCAGCTTCGAGAGAAGCCGGTGAATGTTCTGGTGACCGGTAGCGCATACCGGAACCTTGTTCTCTGCCACATCCGGGCCGCCCATGCCCTTCGGCCATACGTGGTGAAGGTCAGTGCCATAAGGCTTCGGCATATGGTTCTTGTGAACCGCGCAATCTTCATCACCGGAAATGGTGGGCATGGGTTTTGCTCCTGCTAGACGTAAGTCGGATAGAGCCTGGCACTCTCCGAGGTGACTTCGGAAACCGTGAGGGTTCCCGAGAAGTAGAGGTTCCGATCGGGGAAGTAGCGGCCAGGATTGACGGCCGCATACAGCGCAAGCTTCGCGTTCATGTAGTCGATAGCGACCTGATCAAGCTCGGGGGTTCTCTCCACACCAACAGTGAGAGTGAACGTCTCCATGTCGATGTCCTCGGCCATGAAGAGCCGATAAGCCCGGTCGGAACTAGTTACCTCAGTCAAGACGAACCCCGTTCAGAGAAGACGTGTAAACGCATTGGGCGCGCTACGGGATTCGAACCCGCGTTGCCCCCTCTCCGGGGGAGTTCTGTCCGCTGAACTAAGCGCGCGTTCCCTCCGTCCCCTGATCAGGGGGAGTTTCAGGAACAGGGGAGCTACCCCATTGCTGGCGTGACTGGATTCGAACCAGTGACCCGAGGATTAACAATCCCCTGCTCTGCCGACTGAGCTACACGCCAATACCGGGGGAACACTCACGGACCGCGACCGCCCTCGCTGGTCAACGTGAGTGTTCAACCCCTGACCCCCGAGAAGGGGTCTGTGTGCCCCGCTCAGCTCAGGAGAGAGAGAACCTGAGCGTCGGGGCCGTCCTCTGCCCGAGAGGGCACAGAAAGCCGCGTACGGTCGCTAGGCGACAAGCCGAAGCGGCTACCAAACTTCAACATCAGATCAGCGGCATCCCGCATCACCTGAGCGGCAGGATTCTTGACCAATCCGCCG